GTCTGGGTTAGCTTGATCCTGTGTTTAACGCCAATAATGCCCGTGGCATCATACGGTACGGAAAAAGTGAATATGGGGCTGTCTGCGCTTTCATAGGTGCATGTACCTAGTGATAGCCACGAGCCACCATCTGCACCTGTTGCTCCCGTTGCGCCCGTTGCACCTGTTGCACCCGTTGCGCCTGTTGCGCCTGTTGCTCCAGTTGCGCCCGTTGTTCCAGTTGCGCCCGTTGCGCCCGTTGTTCCAGTTGCGCCCGTTGCTCCAGTTGCTCCAGTTGCTCCAGTTGCGCCCGTTGCTCCTGTTGCGCCAGTTGCGCCCGTTGCTCCAGTTGCTCCAGTTGCTCCAGTTGCGCCTGTTAATCCTTGAATCCCTTGTTCACCTGTTGCTCCAGTTGCGCCTGTTAATCCTTGAATCCCTTGTTCACCTTGTTCACCTTGTGCACCCGTTGCACCCGTTGCACCCGTTGCACCCGTTGCACCCGTTGCACCCGTTGCACCCGTTGCACCCGTTGCACCCGTTGCACCCGTTGCGCCTGTTAATCCTTGAATCCCTTGTTCACCTTGTGCACCCGTTGCTCCTGTTGCACCTGTTGCACCTGTTGCACCTGTTGCGCCTGGTTCCCCACGTTCGCCTTTCAATCCTGTTAAACCATTAACCTGAACCACACCATCAGGTTTGTTAACCTGTACGGTTTGCTGTACAGGGCGCACAGTGAACCCGTTTTGTGTGGTGGCGGTGATTTGGTTAATTGGCTGGGTCACAGTGACTTGCAGGGTCACAGGTTGCACAATAATAGTGTCAGTCATTAGGCGACGGCTTTGGTGATGTCTGGATAGACTGTTAAAACATCTTCAACATCGGTAATGGGCGGTAATAGTGTGATGATCCCTTCACCATTTGCGCCTGGTTTTTTGGCTTGCACGTCATAAAAATAATCCCCTGCGACCACGTTTTGCATCACGGTCGATGGAATGACCAAATACGCTACGCCACCTATCAAGTCGTCATCGGTTTGATCGCCAGCGGTGGTTTCGTGTTGCAATCCCGCATCAATATCGGCAACGGCGGCGGCGGTGGCTAAATCTGCCCCACCTTTTAACGTGATCCAGAATTTATAGCCTGTAATGTCTTGCGCTGTGCCATCTTCTTTTTTGATGACGATTTTTAACGTGTATTCGTCACCCACGCGCATGTTCGGTAAATGATTCGCCATTATTTTTCTACCATTTCGGCTGGAATGGAATCAATCCAGTTTAATAAAAATCGTTTATCCGCATCTAAGGCATCGGCTTTGGCGGCGTGGGTTGATATAAATTGATCAAACCTTGTTGAAAATTCACGGGTGTCCATTGCTGGTTCTCTTTCAACATGCGCTTGATTTCGGCGGGTATGATCAGTTTTGGACACGGGGTTGATACGACAGGTTGAATCACGTTGTCGGTACTGCAACTGAGCAGTAACAAGCTGTTGATGCAAATCATCATTCGTGCCAATCGTTTCATAATACTTGCTCTCTAATGCTTTGATGGTTTGTTGTTGCTGAACTGCCAATGTTGCATTGTGTTGTTGTGTATCGTTTAACAGCTTTTGTGAATCGCGGTTGATGTTGTTCAAATCGGTTTGCAGTGCCAGCACTTCTTTATGTTCGCCTGCATAGCCCACATAATAACCACCGCCAAATGTTGCGATAATTAGGGAAATAACCAACGCAATGACAACAGACATTAGGATGCCTGCTTGTCTTTAGTCAGTCCCATTCCACCGACAACAGCGGCGGCTAAGACCATCAGATCATCTATCGATTCGCCGTGCGTCACCTTGTAAAAACCGATAACCGCAACGACTAACCAGACAATACCTCGATAGGTTGAGGCTTCTTTTAATCGTGATTGTAAATAATTCATTTTAAAATCCCAGTTTGTCTCGATTGCTAATACCCCAAGCGATAACCGAACCCATTAAGCCGATAACATAAAGGATTGCTTTCCAGATTTTTCTATCAATTTCAACATCCAACTTGTCCACTTTGCTTTCGACATGATCAATCTTTAAATCCAGGTGTTTAGAATCTTCTCGCTGGATTTTTGCGATTTCATTCACATCTTGTTGCGCTCTGATAATATCGCGTGACATACCAGATTGAGCGCGGATTAATTCGATAATTTCAGTCTGGTCTGTCATACAGTTAAGTGTGGGTTGATTGGGTTATGAAGATTCATAACCCATTGTGATAAAACAACGCGGTTTAAACCGTACCGTTTAAACGCACATGCCCCGTGCTGGACGGATTCGCCGCCGCCGCTGTTGCGCAACCGATTAAGGTATTGCTGGTGGCGGTGGTGGTACATTCTTTATTGGTATTATCCCAATAGATTTTTGCGCCCACTGTCCAGGCTTGTGCGCTGGTTTTATTCAAACTCCACACACCTTCTGTCATGAATGCGCCTGTTGCACCGCTGGCTAACGTGACCAATGCCACACAAAACAGCGTGCCAATTAACGCACCATCGCCAGCGTCCACCGCATACGGCGCGGCTAAATCAAGCGTATCGCCTTCCTGAATATAATTTGTTGCCATTGTCTTTAATCTCTCTGATTCAATTGAAATGTAAAATCGATTTTACATTTGCTGGTTAATGGGGATTATGCTGCACCCGCGTTTTTGACCGCGCCGCGATAATCGACAACGTTTACGCCAAAATCATGGCGAACTTTATACGCTGCACCGTCTGTATTCCAAGCGTTACGCAATTCAATGTATGGCTCAGTTTCACCATTTAAGAAATCCACTTCGATAACGGGTGCTTCTAAGGGGTCTGCAAACCCATACCAGACGTTGCCAGCAATTCTGGCAGTTTCAATAATGTCCGAAAAAATACCCATATAGATATTTCTGGCTTGCAGTTTGTTGGATGTATCTGGGTCGTATTCCGAGGTGTTAACACGTTTGGCATTACCACCATTTGCCAAACCACCCAGCCAAATTTTAAGCATTAAATCTAAATAATCGGCATTTGTACCCACGCCTTTTTGAGACATCATAAGTTTTCGTGCTTCTTCAACAGACGCAGTGGTAACGTTTGCCGCCGTGCCTATGTTGCCGTGATCGGCATGAAAAAGAGCTTTACCATCAGATGCAAGCGTAGGATTGCTGGCTAGCACAGAATAAACGGCTTTTTCAATCGTACGTTTTGCTGAACGTCCCAACTGCGACGCAAGACCAACAAAAGATGATAGATCATCGTTAATAATTGCTTCACGGCTAATATTAATAATCAAGCCCTTTGAACCGATGTTAACCGTTGCTTTTTCACCGTCTGGAATCGTGCCGTTCTTGTATTCGCCTAATTCGTTTTTGTCTTGCAAGTCACCAATTGCCCCGACACCATAACGATAATGATCGCGAAAATCACTAACTTGTCCAACGGCACAAAACCGCGTCCATGTATCAGGCGTAATGTTGTATGAACTAAGCAATGATTTGTGCATTGCATTTTCAAGCAAAATCGGAAAATCAGACGTGGATTGCGTAAACGCAGCTTTAACCAAATCCATATTGCCCATGTTAGTAGCAAGGCTGGCTTGGACTAAACACGCGCGGGCAATATCGGTTAAGCGTTGCCCCTGGAATTCGTTGTTTGGCTGTTTTTTCTCAACGCCGCCCATCACTAAAATAGCGTGCGTGGCGGCGGAAATAAACCGTTCACGACCTGACAAACCCATTTCAATATGATGACCTTTCGCAACGGGTGCGGCGTTTTTGCCCAGTTCTGCCAAGATTTGTTCACGGGCTTTTTCTTCTGTCATTGCTGCGTTGATTAACATTGCGGGCATCATGGCGTGAATTTCTGTGCGTTCTTTGGGTACATGCGCAAAAATGGCGGTGATGGTGGCTTGGCGTTGGTTTTCGGCTTCTTTCTTGGCTTTTGCCATTATGATTTCAGTATCATCGCGTGGATGTGGTGGTGTTTTTTCGGGGTTTTCGTTTTCAGTTGTAGTTGCCATTGGATTGTGTCCTGTTGGTTGTGGTTGATTGGGTTTTGGTAGCGTTGCGCTAACGGTTAGTTTGTTGGCTTCAAGCCAGGCTGTGGGTAGAGTTTTGTTTTTGGGTAATGCGCTTGCCATGATGGGTACGCTGTTGGCTATTTCATCAACAAAGCCAAAATCAAGGGCTTCTTGCGCGGTGAAGTAGTGATCCAAACCGTCAGTTAACAATGCAATGATGTCGTCTTTCGGTTTACCTGTTTTTTCAATGATATTTTCTGCCCACGCTTCTGAGTATTTATCCAAAGCATCAGCGGTTTCGCGTAGATTATTGGCATTGCCATCTGTCCAGGTGGACGGCGCATGCACCATAAACAGCGCGTTGCTTGCCATGATGACCTTGTGGCGTTTAATCATGGGAATGACGGTGGCGGCGGATGCAACGACCCCATCTAAATGAAAGGTAATGGCGGCATCTTTACGGTCAAAGGCGTTGCGGATTGCCAACGCTTCTTCTAAATCACCACCATTCGATTTGATGCGCACTTCAATGGTGGGTTCGGTGATCGCGTCCAATTGCGCCACAATGCTTTTTGCATCTACAGTTTCGTCGTCATACCAATATTTTTTGCCTATATCGTCATAAATCAGTATTTGCGCAATACCAGCGGCTAGGGCGGTTATTTTTAGTTTGTTCATCGGCTTTCCTTCAGGCATAAAAAAACCCGCCTAGCGGGTCAAATGTAAAATCGATTTTACATTCAGTTGGGTTGATTGGTGACGGGTTGCGGGGCTTGTGGCTGAAAGGTGGAAAAATTTAACCCTTTTTCATCGGCTTTTTGTTTCCAGTCAGCGGATTGTTCCAACACGGCGTCAGGATTGCCGCCGTTATCGCGGATAACCTGTTGTTGTGACTTGAAGCCCGCGCTAACATTTTCTTGATTCGCGCGTGATTCTTTGAGCGGGTCAATCCACGGCATTTTAGGGCCGTAATATTCGGCTTGATAAAGCGTATCCAGATCAATGTCTTTAGGGATTTTAATCACCCCTGATAAAACGCCCATTTCAATACATTTTCTGTAAACAGGTTTAGTGGTCATGCCTACAAAGGTGTCTGTCAGCGTGCCATAGTTGGCATAGCTTTCGACCAGTTCTTGACGCTGGGCTGAATAGTTGCCATCGTATTTTTTGCTCACTGAGCTGGCATTAGCACCCGTTCCACACGCCACAGCTCTGACCATTGCGTCGCGAAAATCACCTAACAGCCCAGACGGTCTGTTGGATTGGATTGTTCCTACATCTTCACCAGGCAATAAGCCGTCAAACACTAACCCAGGCTGTATTTTAAACGACCTGTCACCTGTGCTGGTTTCGGGTGGTTCGTAACCGTCTGGCAGGGCTTGTTTAATGTAACTGGTCATTGCCGCCGCCACACGCGCGGCTATGCGTTCGCTTTCTTCATAGTCTTTCAAATCTTCCAAACGTTTCATGACGGTGGCAAACACGGTAACGCCGCGTGATTGTCGAAAGCGTTTAACCAGTTTTAGATGGAGCATGTTTTGCGCAAAAATTACGCGGGTTTCCATGCTGCCATATTTGTAGGTAATGTCTTCAGGGTGTTGTTTGAGGACGTGATACGCTCTGGCACGCCCCCAATCATTGCGTTCAATGGATTGGAATAAACCGATGGCTGGGTTGTTGTTCCAAAACGGTAAATAATCGGCTTCGATTAATTCAATCGACATCGGTACTTTTGTACCGTGATCCAAGCCTGGCACTGTGCCAGTCAGGAACTGTACAAACGCTTCCCCGTCACGAATCCAGGCACGGCATAATAACCGCTCACAGTCAGACCATTGATGTTCCCAGGTCACTTCGGGGCATTCTTTCCAGTCGTTAAAATATTTTAAAAGCTGTTTGGCAAATTCGGTATGTAACGTGCCATCTTTACGCCGTGGCATGGGTTCAACATTAATGCCGTTTTGCCCTACCACGTTATTGACTAACGTAGACAGCACACCTTCTGCTATATCGTGGTTTTGTTCCAGATTACGCGCATAACCGCGTAACGTTGTACCCGCGCGTTGTGTTAACAGATTGGCTGAACTGTTATCAGGGCGTTCTTTGCGCTGGTTATTCGGTTTAGCGGCATCATACGCGGCGGTTATCATGCGGTATCTGGCACGATTCGCGGCGGCTTTTGGCGATATATAGCCTATGAGGGTGTCGAGTAGGTTCATGTATTTTGACTTAATAAAATTTCTTTTACATCACGATACGATTCGCGGATTAAATAAGCTTTTTCATCGCCTAAAACAGCTACTTTACAACTGCCATCTGGCATTTCAAAAAACCAGCAATTGGATGGATCAAGGAATAACTTTAAAGGTTGTTCAGGTGCATTGATTAACACAGGCGTTAATTCGATAAATGCCATCAATTCCACCGTGCCACACTGTGAGAACCACCACGCCCCGCCGCTTTATCGGTTTCGGCTTTGACTTTGCGTTCATAGACGCGCATCCCAGCCTGTATCGTGGCTAAATCTTCTCTAACCACTTTTTTACCATTCAGCATGAATTCTTTACCCGTTAATACCGCTATTTCGGCTTGTTGGTAGAGTTCCAGCATTTCTGCATTGGTTTTCATCATAACCAGTCACCTGATTGATTGATCCAGTCGTTATTGATGTGTTTGGGTTTCATGGTGGTGTCCAGTAAATCGGTTTGTTTGGCTTGGGGTGTGGCTTTGAGTTGTGTGTCGGTTTTTTGTTGTTCAACCGTGATTATGTGCGAGTTCTTATCCCAGGTTTCAGCCCATAAGGGCGGGTTATCCCAGTCTAAATCTTTTTTTCTTTCTTCGAGCAAGATGGCGGAAACGATGGCTTCGGCATAGCCCAGTTGGTCGAACAGTTCATTCTTTTTGCCTTTGGGTTGTATCCAGCCGATGATGTCATCACGGTATTCAACAGTGAGTTCTTCATACGCTGAGGATGGCAACCACGAGGGAAAATGAATATAACGCGGTGCGTGCTTATCCTTTTTCAAATCACTCGACAGGGTGTCTTTTATCATCGTGGTGTTGACTATCCAGATCGGAATTTCTTTTTTAGCATTCGCGCCTTTGGTATCACGGGCGTTTTGCTTTTCGGGGTAGCTTTTGCGCACTTTGGGTTTGTAAATACCAGGCTTGGGGCGTTCGCCTTTTAACAGGAAAAACTTTTGATTTAGGCGTAGTTTTCTGAGCACCCGCCAAAAGTCATACGCGCGTTCGGTAACGCCTGCTTCACCGTTGCTATCGCTTCCTGTTGCCAGCATTTTCATGGTACGCCCTGAACCGTCTGATAACGGGTAAGTTGCATTCATGATTTTGTCTTTGATAACCAGCCAATCTTCTAAATAAACCGACGGTTTCATGTTCAGATAGCGGTCATCCTGCATACGGTCTGACAGTCTTAATTCGTAACGGTCAATAATCCAGCGTTCATGATGCACACCGTACCCTGTGACCAGCACGGAAAAGCCCCATGATTGCACGTCGATTGAAGTAATCATAAACCGTACCCCTAAAGGCACGCTTTTTTCTTGGAAGATTTCCGCGCGTTTTTCGTAATCCCCCGCGTTGTATTCTGCCACCCGTTGTCTGGAAAGATACGGTGCACCAAAATCCAGATTTAATACCGCTTGCAGTGTGTCCTCTGTGCCTGTGATGTCGTATTCTCTTAGCCCGTCCAAAAACGCTTGTGCCATTTTTTCAGGATTGGAATAGGCGGCAAAAATGCCAGGCAACCAAAACGAGGCGATACGGGTAGAACTGACAACTTCATCTTCACTCAAATGCGTTTGGTGTTCGATAGGTTTACCGATGATGTGACCATCGATAATCACTTCACCTTCTTTTAACCATTTTCCGCTGGCTATCATTTGGCGTTTGTGTTTGGTGTCGATTAGGCAACCATTCACGGTACAGACAAATTTAGGCTTACGAATCAGCTTGCTAACGGTCACGCCAAACAAATCCTGTTCAATCGGAAAATCAAGACCGCTTTGATCGAACGGTGGCATGTAGTAATCACCACATTCTGGACATTGCACATAAAACCGCCGTCTGTCCCCCATGTTGTACAGGCTTAAGCCTTGTGATTCACAGGGCGGGGCTTCGTGGGGGTTGTCGTTAGTTGCCCGCCAGGTTGGATCGGTAATTTTTCCGCTGGGACTGGTTTCGGCTAACGACATGCCTTTGCTTAAAAATGTGGTAGTACGTTTTTGACTCAGTTTGAATATCGAGCCTTCACCGTCGATTGCATCCATGCGGTCATAGTCTGTCATACAGATAAACTGTAATGCCTTGCCAGACAGTTGATTGACCGTGGGCCATGAAATAAACATCAACTGCCCGTTTTTAAATTCTTTAACAAACGTGTTATCCGAACGGCTGCCCGTTTGCATTTGTTTTTTTAGCTCTGGACTGTTGCGAATAGTCCAGCCCAGTTCTTTACGTTCAAATTGGCTGGCAGTGTCTTTGGTGGTTTGTACCACCATAAAATCGGACTTGCTGGATTTGATGCTGTACGCCATGCCACCCAAAACCAGCCCCGCTGTTTTGCCACATTGAGCTGAACCGATAAAAATCACCGCGTCATAGTCGCGGCTGGCTAAACAGTTCAGCGGTTCGATGAGGTAGGGTGTCAGTTCAGGGTTCCAATCTTCTGCCCCACCTGATTTGCTTTTAACCTTTAGGTATTTTTTCGCGGCTTCAGACGGTAGGATTTTTTCACCTGGTCTGATGAGATCGGCTATGTCATAAGCCAGTTCGCTACCTGTTCTCATAGTTCTTTTCGATTGCGTCAGCCCATTGATTGCGTAGGTCGTCAAAACGTTTTTCAATGTCTGCAATAACTTTGGGTGGCAAATTGTAATCGCGTTCTAAATTGTCAGGGATGGAATCCAGCAATTGGATGGCGGGTTTGATAATTAAATCTGCCATCGTTTGTTTGGCTTCAGAAAAGGGTATCAGTTCGCCTTGTTCCTTTTCCACCGCGATTTTTGCTTTAGTGCCTTCGTACCAGTCTTTACGCTCTTTAGCTGGGAGCTTGTCAGGGTCTGAATAGTCCAGGTTAACCAGCTGCGGCAACAAAATGGCTTTGGCGGCTTCCCAAATGTCATACACAGGGAAACCCGCTTGGATTTCAGTGGGTTGCACATTGGCATCATCAAGGCGGCGTTGCACTGTATCGCGGGTATGACCTGATAGTTTAGAGATTTTATTTAACGAATATTTCCT